AAAAACACAAAAAAAAAAGAAAAATATTAAAAAAAAAACAAGATCTAAAAAAAATAAAATAAAATCACTTTCCTTCTATAAAAGACCGCCAAAGTTAATAAATGTGAATGGTTATAATTTGTTGATTCTTCCTGTAAAAACAAATGTAACACTAATTGAATGTTTTTTATTAGGTGGGTCATATCTAGAAAATAAGCAAAATACTGGGATATCTCATTTATTGGAACATGTATTAACATCGGCCTGGAAAAAATGTAAATTAAATGATTGTTCTGTATATTGGGAAAAATATGGAACAAGTTCGAATGCATTTACAGGTATTACAACAAATGGATACTGGATTAAAGGATTATCCGATTTTTTTGATAAAATGTTGGAATATATTGTTGAAATTATGTTGAATCCAAAATTTGACAAATCTTTAATCGAAAAGGAAAAAAAAGCTGTAGAAAATGAATTAAATCAATACTTAAATGTCCCTTCTTGGAAATTATATGATACATTATGTAAAAATCTATATACCGTAGAAGGAATGAAATATTCAGGTGATTATAAAAAGCAATTAAAAGTTTTAAAAACATTTACAAGAAAAAAACTGTTAAAGTATTTCCATGATTCATACACAAAGAAAAATTTATTGTTTATCATAGGAACAAATATTGATAAAAATACTGTTATTAATAAATTAAATTTATTAACAAAAAATGTAAAAAAAAATGAAACAAATAATTTTATGATGCGAAAAACAATATGCACGCAGAATCAAAAAAAATCTATTTTTATTAAAGAAGCAAACTCTCAAAATACAGATATTGAAATGTGTTTTCCATTAAGTCTTTACATCGATGATAAGGATTATATGTATTTGGGAATCGTATCTTCCATTGTTGCGGGTGATCTGACTTCTTTATTAGTTGAAATACTAAGAGAAAAATTAAAGTTAGTATATGGCGCTAGTTGTTATACATATACAAATATATGTGGAACTGTAGCTTGTATTAAAGTTTCGACATTGGATAAAAATGTTAAAAAAGTAGTAGAAAAGATTTTTGAAATATGCAAAACCTATTCAAAGAAACTAATTTCATCCAATAAATTATTACAAGCCAAAAGAAAATATAAAGTAAATCTTTTTCAACAAAATTTAAATAATATCGATTCCATTAAAAATTTTTATGCCGATCAATATTTGTATCAGATGAATAATAAACCAATTAAAGTTGTTACACTAAAAGAAAAAACTGAAAAGATAAATAATTTAAGCAAAGAAAAAGTTAGATCCATTATCAAAAGATTATTTAATCCCAAAACATGTTTAATAGTTTATCAAGGTAAAAAAAAGATGTTATAATGTTAAATTACTTTGAATCCAATTTCTAATATTACGATTTGTAGGCTTTAAAATACTGTTCAATCCGCTTATATATTGTGTAATATATATTTCATTATCGCATTCGGTCATTAATTGTAAAAGTTTAAATACGATAACTAATGTTTTTTTATCATATAGAGCAGTTACATTTTTGAAAACATTATCAATTGTAATGGATTCGGTATCTTCACCATCGGTTTTAAACAAATCGGGCGTATCTAAATCTAAAATATTATTGTACAATGATAACGTGTGTAAAATAGATTTTTTATCCGCTTTTTGATACGTTTTTATTAAATTTTTAATACCAGTTTTTGCTAGATCTAGAATATAATTATATATCTTATTATCTTCATTTTTATACCATTTATAGTACCGACGAATGGCATGAAATAAATAATATAAATCGTCTTTAGAATCACCTTCCCACCATCTCCATAATCCTTGAGTAAATGTAGGTTGATGCAAATACAACATGTTATTATTTATATTTATTTTTGTTCCTATTGGACAAAATCCTAATACTGCTAGATTTATCATCACTTGCAGAGGTTCTAAAATTAAATCGGCCTGTTCTTTGGTAGGTTTTCCTTTTAATAATTCAAATGCGACTGGTGCAGCATGCATCATATATATATCACGCTTATAATTCTTAATATAAAATAAATAAAAACACTTTTACATATTAAGTTATCAAATGACTGAATATGTCGATTTTCATTTAAAAGCCTGCTCTTCCACGCTATCTTTCTTAAAATTACCCGATGCTGACAAAATTCATGCAATAGAATTGGGAATGAAATTCTTAAATATAGGAAATCAACAAACCCAAGGATGGAATAATGAACAGTGGAATACCAAATTAATTACAGAAAAAGAAAAATTTGAAACCATTATTGAAGCTATTAAAACAGATCTTAAAGCAGAAAAAACAAAGTTGTCTACTCTGGAACAACAACATAAAAGTGAAATGCAAGCCATAACACATCAAATTAAAGAGCAGGTAAAAGCAAGATATATTTCTGACATTGAAGCATTTCAAACTAAATTGGAGAGATATGAGAAGAAACTACAGGATTCTAATACCGAGAATCGTAATTTGTTTAAACAAGCATATCAGGAGTTTGAAATAAAAAGAACAGAAACCGATAAAAAATGGGAGATCAAATATGAAACAATGAGAACCGAATATGAGAATAAATTATCCGTTGAGAAAAAGGAAAAAGAGCAATTAATAACTACTACTCAAAATAGTACAATTATTGGACAAGTAGGAGAAGATTTCACTTTACAAGAACTCAATAAACGTTTTCCTCGCGCTGAAATTGAAGATACTCATAAACAAAAAGGTCGTGGTGATTTTATTTTTAAAGAAGACTCCTTTTGCATGCTTATTGAAACCAAAAATTATAGTAAAAATGTTACAAAACCGGAAATAGATAAATTTTATAGGGATATAGATATTAACCACGATATTCATTGTGGATTATTTATTAGTATCAAATCTGGTATTTGCGCCAGAGATGACTTTCAACTAGAGGTTAGAGCTGGTAAACCTATTATTTTCCTTCATAATATCTCCAAAAATATACATAATCTTAGTTTGGCGGTAACATTATTTAAACTTATTTTGAAAACTGACTCTATTGATCTCACTTGCAAAGAAATTATTGATAAAATAAAAATAAGTGTGCCTATTATTAAAAGAAATTGGAACAAAATGAGACAAAAAGTACGTAAATTTGAGCGTGAACTATTGGAATGTGTTGCTGATCAGGAAACCCACATCAGAAACATATTTGAATTAATGAGTCTTAAGTACTAGAAAATTTGATTTGTTATATAACCATTTATTTAGTTTAATATCATCAATAACTAGAGCCCCTACCATTGAACTATAGATATAAATACTATAACTACACATTTGACTTTCACAATTATTATATAATTCTGGTATGTAAATGATATGCCACCCCCAATTTATTGTACAACATAATGTATATGTTATAAATGCTATTCTTGATAACCACATTTCAATTAGTTTATTTTCATGTAAAAATCTAACTGCTAAGATAAAATTAACAATAAATGCAAATGTGCTGAAACATCCATATATTATCAAAAATCTTAAAATATTATTAGTACTATAATTATTTGAGATCGAAGCTATATTGAATAAAACCACAATAATATGATGAATTTTGGTTGTCATATCCATTTTTTTTACCATTAATAGAGATACTGTATCCGGTATAGAATAAAAAACTCCCAAATTTTTTATTAAGGGGTTGTTCCAATTTCTAAGATACATGGTATCGTATAAAACATATCCTGCCAACGGAGTTGAAAAGCATAAAAATATAGATTTCAATAAATTACTGACTACATACATTTGTTTTTCATTTGATAAATGTCTATATTTTCGATTAAATGTTGTCAATAATGAATTTGTAACAAAATATGCATAATAAAATAGCATAGATCCAACAAAATAAAGTGAGTAATGATATTCAGTATATAAAATATTCATAATTTTTCAATATATATTTACACTTTAATATAAAATTATATTTAAGTTTCTCATTTAAATATAATCAGACATGCTAACAAACTTTTTATTGAAAAGACAAATAACCGGTGAGAAATTAAAAATAGTATACGCTGTTCCTATTCGAAAAACAAAATTTATATGTCTTACTTGTAATAAACCTATTTTAGGACTTATTGTAGATCTACAAGAGGATATGGATATATGGGATTTTAGATATCATTATTTTATACCACTCATCAGTTGCCATAAATGTAAAAAACCAATATAGCGATTTTATATTTAGGCAAAATATCAATATTTTTACTCTTTACTAGGTTGTAGTATACTTTTATTTAGATTTTTTAAATTAGAATATGATAGTTTTCCTAAAGCATTATATAAATCGCTAGGATTAATGGTCGTTGATGGAGATTTCTTAATAATTTTATAAATCTTTTTCTTTGCTTTTGTTGATTTGTTGATTTTATATCTGATATCTACCATGAATCTACGTTTTGCCTCATTTTTTATCGCCGCGTGTATTTTTTTGTGTCGATTCGAAAAGGTTTCGGGATTTCCACCACTGTCCAAATACTTAATAGCATACATTTCTTCAGGTGATACTCTGCTAGTCATTATATAATTATTATATATTTATATAATAAGTATGTCGTATGATTATTTATTTAAATTAATTTTTATAGGTGATGCAAGCGTTGGAAAGACCGCTATAACAGATAGATTGATGCATGATAGATATCTTGGTCGTTATGATAATACTATTGGCGTAGATTTTGCATGTATTAATACAGTTATCAATAATAAAGATCGTATTAAAGCTCATATATGGGATACCGCGGGACAAGAAAGTTTTGCTTCTATTATAACAACGTATTATCGAGGAATCGCAGGAGCTGCTATTATTTTCGATCTTACTAGAAAAGAAAGTTTTCAAAGAGTTGATTTTTGGTTAAATGAGTTGAAAAATAAACGAGAAAATAATCAACCAATATCTATTTTATTAATTGGTAATAAAAAAGATCGATCGCGGAGAGAAGTTACAATCGGTGAAATAGAAAACTACGCTAAAATACACGATTTAATTTATATTGAAACCAGTGCTAAAACTGGGGAAAATGTACACAATGCTTTTTCATTGTTGATTAAAGATATATATAAAAATATGGATCCTCAGGATCTGGGAACCGGAATTCGTAGGCATTTTTCATATGATGAAAACGAAAAATTAAAAGAACCAAGAGATTGTCAACGAGCCGACTGGTGTTGTTGCTTATGTTAATATTGATATAATCTCTCCATAATTAGTGAAAAAGAGATATCCGCACAATGAAAATCTGCTGGGTTCCCCTTATCATCTAATAATCTAATCCGTAATTTTTCAATGGTTACTGGACCAAAATATCTTCGTCCATTATCCATACCTGCTGAATTGGGAACTATTAATGGAACTTGTAGATTGTTGGAAAGTCTCTCTACCGGAAATCTAAATAAAATATTTGATGCCTGAGGTGCATAATATTGATTGGTACAACTATTTGCCCTTGCATTACTTAATTCACGTGCTGTATATTTCTGCGCTTTTGTTAAAGTATCTTGACCTTTTACACCAAACTGCTCAGCTGGTGTTCCTTTTCGACAAGCTCTTTTAAAATTTTCATAATAGCCTTTCCTAGGTTTTCCGGGTGTTTTAAATATTAAAGGCTCTGTTTTTGAAGGCTGTCCAGTTAACGGATTACTCCTCTTTGATAAAGGTAAATCCTCTGGTAGTTTTTGTGGCCATTCTTCATTTGATGATGAATCAGGCGTTTGACTTTTTTCATTACAAACAGGATATACTTGCGATAATTGTTTTGCATAACTGGGTATTTTAAATTTCTCAGTACAAGATGGCATTGTCATAGTACCCATGTTTCCAGTATTTCGATTTCTGTTAAAGTCATCCACTTCTAAAATAAAATATTTCGTCCCTAATGCATTCCAAACACAAGATCCAAATATTCCATAATAATTAAAGTTACTGTTTTTACTTATTTTATTTAATGAAGCATCTGCTACAGGATTAACTATGGTATTAACATACTTAAATTCTGAAAATCCCTCTCTAAATCCCAGTGACCATCCTAGAGTAGAGTTTATTTTTTTACCTGTATTATTATCAGAGCATAAATATTCTTTGGCATCTTTTTCACCTTGATAGAAAGGCGTGGAAGTATACCAGGAACTACCCGCAGGGTTATCTTTTGCACCTTGTATTGCTTTGGCACGATTGCAACAATCAATGCAACAACCACACCTACTTTTTTCAAACCATCTGATTTTTACTGGTAGTGATGAAACAGGGGAATTGGGGTAGAATGCAAAATAAGCTTTTTGATTGCTTGCATTTATAAATAACTGAGGATAAGGGGATAATGGTATTGATCCACCAGAGGATGCGCTGATTATTTGCCATGCAAATAATAATTCCGCATTTATCACTAGCATAATAGCAGACGCGTCATAATTACCTTCTGGTATTCTTAAACACACCGCTTTATCTCCAATTAAGATTTCAAATGTTGTATTTCCATATCTATCTGAAAAAGGATAATATCCGGATAATGGAACTTCCATACTTCCTACTGTCATTGCCAAAACATCTGTAATTGGTGATTGTAATGTGAATAGAAAATCTGTCGAAGAGTCATTTTGAAAAATACTATTAGTAGGCGAGGTAACGGGTGGGTCATTACCACTAGCATCCGGAAATATTGAACAACTAGCACTTGCTATACCAGTGGGTTTTATTTCTCTATATTGACTATCCACATTTACCCAACTGATATAAGCATTTTGTAAAGTAGGATTTCTATATCCTTGTGCATACGGTATCTGGGCAAAAGCGTTTGGAAGCATTAATCTTTGTCGTAGTTGTGTAGCATGCTGATTTACTCCTTCATCATTAGGAACACTTATATAATCACCACGATTTGGCATAACATATGAGCCTACTCTCTCAGGCCCCGTTTGTCCATTATAGTACATATTTCTTAAAACATTTGGACCGGCATCCTCGACTTTGGGATTTAAAAATTTATGGGTTATTTTCTTCGCATCTTGATAAGCATCTACGCCCTGTTCATATATGTCTTCAGCCTTTTCCTGTACCTGTTCAAAAGTCTCTTCCGCTTTTTCCATTAAATTACCGGCCTTTTCCTGCGTATCTTCATACATTCCTTGTACAGTTTCCTTTACATCTTCATAAATATCTTGAGCATCTTCATACATATCTTCTGCTCGTTCTTGTAAATCTTCTACCGTTTGCTTAATATTTTGTTTACTTTCAATCGCATCATCTAGTATAGTATCAACTTTGCCTAGAATACCTTCTACTTGTTGATAATTGGAAACCAGTTTATTCATAGCTTTTGAGAAAAACTCTACATACTCTGATTGTTCTAATTGTCTATATTTCCCTATAAATTCACCGGCTATCTTCATGATTGCTTCTTTTTGAACGGGTTGGGTAATATTAAAAATGTCTAATAGTTCACCTATTTCATATTCATCTATGTTAAAATCAGGTTCTTTGTTCATTATATACTATTTGTATTTTTTATCTAATTAAAAATACAAACTAATTCATTAACGTCGTTTTTTACACGCCTTTTTACGAACTCTACACCATTTTTTGGTGGATTTACACCATTTACGCGATGCTCGTCCCAATTTCGTTTTCTTTTTCCAAAGACCCTTTTTACAATTATTTTTCTTAGTATATTTGCACCATTTTTTAGTAGATTTGCACCACTTTTTATTCTTTTTCTTTTTACCCTTTGTCTTTCTCCCGCGGTGCTTTTTTCTCAGTGCCCTTTTCTTTGTTCGCCTTTTACCTCCTCCTTGCCTTTTCCTATTCCTAGATTCCCTAACAATAATATTTAACATAGGAATACCACCGCCTTTATTTGGTCCCTTTGGTTTTTTATTTGATTTAAATTGTTCAGTATCAGTTATTTCAGTTGTTACAGAACTATAAGGATTTTGGCCTGGACATAATAACATAGGATAACCCTGATCTCTACTTTCTTCCACTTTAGCCAGTTTTGTATCTTGTTTTGATGCCGCTACTGTTCCGTCTTCTGCTTTAGCTAATTTATCATAATATTCCTTTCCTGGAAAAAACTTTAGTATATTCTGAAGTGCTTCTTCATATGCTTCAGGGCTGCCTAAGTTATCTTTTGTTCTATTTTTTCTTTGTATTTCCGTGTTAGTAGTTTCATCGGGTCCATATTTTCTCTGAAATGCCGCCATCTGTTTTGGTACTGTTTTTTGTCTTGTCATCATCGAATGAGTATCGATACCGCAAATACTGTCTTCAGCACGACGCGCAGATGTTACTTTCCACCCAAAATATCTATATAAACTAATTACCGTTTCTAATCCATAAAGAAAAATACCACGGTATAATTTTGAACCTAAAAATTGTACTAATCTAATTATGTTCCCTCCCCTAGGAAAAATTTTGTTTGATCTAGTATTTACTCCGGGAGCAATTTTATTTCCTAATACTTTTAATTCCATAGTAGCCGTACGTACACTGCAATTATCTTGTTCTTCCCTAATAATTTCTCCCTCTTGATTTTTAACTTGAAGAAGAGCAAATCCTCTTAGACTTGCCGCGTCCCCATCACTAGTATCGTATTGTGCAATTGCCAAATTAATAGGACTATCTTCAGATGCATCAAAAGATGTTAACTCTGTATCATTATCTATCTCAGATTGAATATAACTGGGAGGCAATCCTTGATTAGTTAATGCAGCATATACCCCTGGACCTTTTCTTAATGCACCACCCTCTCCTAAAGCAGCATTCATATCGCCATGAGCAGCAGCTGCCAGACCTAAACAATTTAAAACACCTGGTGCCGCAAATATTTTAATATTGGTTAAAGTAAACGCTCTTGTACCAGAAGGTAAATTCACTAATGCTCTGTTTATCTCTTCCTGTATACTCATTTGATTTGCCATCATTGCCATATTCTTATAAAATATATAAAGATTAAATTGAAATGAAATTAATATTTTCTAATTAATGTTAAATACTATCATGGCTAGCTTACTAACATCAACAAATTCTTGTGGTATTTGTTGCGAAGATTTTAATAAAAGTACCCGGGCAAAGGTAGATTGTCCGCGGTGTGAATACCCAGTTTGTCGCACTTGTACTAGGATATACTTAGTGGGAACAACCGATCTGGCACATTGTCTAAATTGTAAAAACAGATGGGAACTGGATACTTTAGTAGATGCTACTCTAAAGTGTTTTGTAAA